CTTTAACCCCGCCAGCCGCTACACCAATGTTGTTTGCACCAATACGGTAGAGCCCTGTGTTTTGATTGGAGTTGAACGAAAAGCTGGGATTGGCAGCCGAACCATTTGCTCCATGCACACTGCCCGACGGAGTGATGTTGCCGGTGTCGTCAATCGTAACGGTGGAGTTCTGGATGAGCTTGCCCGTCGTGCCGTCGAACCGTGCGACTGCGTTATCAGTTGCGGAGGCGGGGCCGGCCACATCGCCGCCCCCCAGGACATTCGGCATCCAAGGTGTATCGATAATCATAGGAGGAGGAGGTAAAAGGCTAGGAGGCGAATCAGGCGGCGAGGCTGTTGAAAGGCTGGGCCATCACGTAGCCATCGGCAGCGGTCACGCGGATGAACCGCATCCGCAGCGCCAGCGCGCGCTGCGTGACGGTCTTTTCAAACACGTTGACGTAGATCCCATTGGTGGCGCTCGGGGTGGTGCCATCATAGGTGCAATAGACCGCGGCGCCCTGCACTTGGAGCATGACATATTTGGCGCTGGCGCCGATGTCGGCCGCCAAGAGCGAAACCGCGGAGGAAGAGACCGTGAGCCGGTAGCCGAGCTCCGTGGTCGTGTTGGGCGGGACCATTTCGGAGATGACGTTTTGCAGTTTAATGGATTCCATAAATATGAGGTGTTGAGAGCGTGCGGTTTACCCTTGGGCCCACCGGCCGGCTTGGCGTTGCATGGCCACGGCCTTAAACAGTTCGTCGGTGAGAAATTGGCCGCCGGCGGTAGATTCCAGTGGCACCGCGCCATCTTTGCCCACGGGCCGGAGGTAGTCCGAATAAGCGGCGTGCGCGATCGCATCTCGGAGCGCCTCGGGGATCGCTTGCCGCTGCCACTTGGCCGCAGTATCCTCGGGATCTTGGCCGGCGCTCGTGGCCGTGAGGCAGAGCCAGTAATCGCCCTCGTAGCCGCTCGTAGCGGAGGAGTAGTACACGACATCGCCCACGGCGTAGGTGGGGCCGGCGGCCCAATCAGCCCCGGTGAGGATGGGCGCTTTGATCTGAAACCAGACCCACACACTGCTAAACGTATTATCCAGCAGGTGCACGCCGCTGGATCCCAACAAGCTCTTGAGCCGGCGGGGCGCACTCTCGCGCTCGGGATTATCTACAAAGCACCCGCGCACGAGGCCCATCGCGGTCTTGCCGGATTGATCGAGCGAGATCGTCGGGATCCACTCGCTCAACAAGCCAAACTTGGCGGTATCGATGGAGCCCGAGCTCGTGTGAGCGGTATAACAGCGGTAGTAGCGGGCATCGTCGAGCGAGCGCACCGTATCGCCCACGGCGTACACGGTGGCATCGGCCCAATCGAGCCCGGTGTAGTTCTCGGCAATGGGCGCCCAATAGGCGGTGTTCGTAGTCCACGAGCCCGCGGCAAACGTGGCCGGGGCATTGCCCGTGCTGGCGCGCAGGGCTTGAAAATAGGCCTTGGAGCCGGGATGAAATACCTCGGTGGCCGTGGTGGCCGTAGGCGCTGCGTAGGTGGTGGCGCCAGCGTAGAAGCCGCGAAACCAGCGCTCCTCACTCCGCATCGTCTCTGCCCACCAATGCTTTTGAAAGGCCTCGCGCGCGCGGCGCTGGATGAAGGCATTCACTTTCGTCTTGTCGGCGGCGGTGACATCGGCCGCGACTAAGTTGAGCAGGCTGTACACCTGCGTGAGCACGGAAGCGTAGGCCACGGATCTCATGCGGTGGCGAGTTGTGCCGCCGAGCGGCGATCATTCACGCGGTAGCTAGGGAGCCGCGAGACGTGGACTCCCATCGGGGCGATCACTTTGACCTTGGCCTCGGGGTGGCGCTTGAAGAACCACGCGCGGTTGCCTTTGTCGTGCCACCAAGCGGCGCCGTAGCGGTCCACGTAGTGCTGGTACACGGCCTCATCGACTTGGCCCACGAGCGCCCCATCGGTGTGCATCTGCGATTCCCCGTGCTCACGCGCAAGGTAGCGTTGGCGGGCACCGACGACGGAGGCCTCGCGCTCAAGGCGCTCCATCCGCATCGCGTGCAATTCGCGCGCCACATCCTCGGTCATGTCCCCATAGCCGGGTACGTTTTTGACCTGTTCAACAAAGTGCGCCAAGGGATCCACGGGCATAAAACGGAAAAGGGATTGGGGGCTGCTAAAAGATTTACCCAGCGAGTGGAGGCGCCCCCGCACCTGCACTCGCCGGGACTAGCAAACCGGCGCTGGAAACATGAATAAAACAGCGCCGAAGGCGCTCAACCCGTCGCGAGATCGACGATGTTGAGGTAGATGTGCACCTCGCCCGTCGTCAGCAACGTGAGGTTGCCACCGGTGGCGGTAAACGTGGCCTCGTAGGTGCCGGCATCGAGCGGAAAGTAGCCCGTGCGCAGCGTGGCGAAGATCGCCCCGTTGCCATCGCCATACATGACTTCGGTGGCATCGACGTGGATCTCGTAGTTATCGAGGATGCTATCGGCATCATCGGTGGTGGCGCCGTTGTGGCCCACATCGAGGGCGAGCGCCGAGGTGGCGCCGCCATCAAAGGGCGTGACGAGCTTGTAAGCGGCGCCCGTGACGCCTTTGCCGGCCGTGTAGGCGGCGAGCGAGACGGCGAGCGAGGCGGCCGCGGTGGAGCTGAGATCGGTGTACGGAATCTCGAACCGATGGGTGAAGCCCATCTGGGACATCTGAGCGTTGGAGAGAACAGTGACTTTCATAGTAAGATAATTTGAGAGTGAAGGAGGAGGGGAATCGCGGGCCCGGGGAGCCTATGCCTCCCGGGCCCGCGCGTGAGTTAGCTAGTGGGGCGCCATGCAAAGAGCGCCTTGGGGTTGGTGCACGCGAGGGCGGCAGTCGCGGTGACGAGGAACTTCTCGTTGCGGCCGGTCTTCGCGAGCTTCTCGGCGTAGGGCTGGGCGGCCCAACGGGTCTCGATCAGATCATCCACGATGCCCAGCGCGAGCAGCTTGCTCGTGGCCGAGGTGTGATCGCCCGAGGCATTCACAAAGCGCGAGAGGCGGACGACGGGGGAGCCGAAATCGGTCTCCAACATATCGACTTTGCCCAGCACGATGCGATCCGTGGAGGTCGTGTTAAACTGACGCACCGCGGTGAAATTCGACACGTTGCGCGTGTAGAACGTGAAGCGGCCGAGGGTCTGTTTCCACGTCGCGCCGGCCCAGATCGTCATCGCCGCCTCGGGGTCGCCGTGGACACCGTAGGAGCTCTTCAGGACGTTCAACACGGTAGCGTCCGTGTAGTCGGCCGTGGTCGTGCTCGTATCGATGCTCGCGGCAGGCACCAGATAGTTTGAATCGACGGCGTAGTGGGTCTGCGCCGTAGCGGAGATCCACTTGCCGAGGCCGCGGGTCTTGTTGCCCACGATACCATTATCGACCTGGCTCTCTTGATCGCCCAAGAAAGTGAGTTCACAATCGCCCTTCAGCTCGATCATCTTCTTGGCGATCTTCTTCGCCACGACGTTGCGGGGCGAGATGCCCGCCTGCTGGGTGAAGGTGACGGAGTGGCCACCGATGCGCACCGCGCGCTCCCACGTGTGCACGCGGGCGTAGAGATTGGCATCGCCGGCGCTGGGATCCTGATAGGTGGAAGGATCGGCTTCATCCACGGCCGCGTTACTGTTCGGGGTGTCGTATTTCTCGACGGGATACTCTAGTTGAGCATTGCCGGGAGGTGGCCCCTTGCGGGCGCTGGACGTAAACGGGTATTTACGGGATTCCGCGTTGGCGAATTCCGAGGAGAGATCTTGGACTTTGGCGACTGCATCGCGATCGACGAGTTCGGTGGACATGATAGGATTGGATTAGGATTATTGGTTGAAACGGGACGGAGCTGTGTCGGCAGCTACCAGCGGAACTTTGCGGCAATGCTCTCTTCGACTGAGGCGATTGAACCGCCCCCATTCGCGAGAGCTCTCGATGCCTGACGCACCACGGCCTCGCGGCCGGAGAGCTTGGGCGGGAGAGAGCCCGGGCGAGCGGGGGAAGGCGCCAGCCGCCGCACCGGCGCTGGCTGGCCGGCGCGGATGGTGGCGACGGCGGCAGCACCGGCGATCCCGGGCTGGCCGGGAGCGGCGGAGGCGCGGAGGGGCCGGCCCTTGAGGAGCGCAGCCAAACCACGCTCGTCGAGCTTGAGGCCCGAGGCTCGGAGCTTGGCCCCGAGCACGGCATCCGCGGCAAACGTACGGTAGTCGGGGCTCTGCCGCAGATACGGCCGAGCCTCGATCGCGCTTTGCACTTCGGCACCAAGGCCTTCCTTGGTAGACCGCAGCCACGGGTAGACGGCGACGGCCTCGGCATCGCGGCTCACCCGCTGGCGGATGAATTCGCGGCGCTTTTCGGCCGTGCGCAGGATACGGTAGGTCGAGACCTTCATTTGGCGGATCTGCTCCGGCTCAAAATGGACCTGACCTCCCTTGCCATCGGAGAGATAGCCACCATCGGGATTGGCCTCGTGGGCCATGATCCACTCCATAAACCCTTCTTCACGGTCTACGGCGGTGGCGAGCTCTTGCTCACTATCGATGAGGTTGAAGGGATTCAACAGATCGGGCGGCGCCGATGCCTTGGCCATCGCCAATTGCTCGCGCAACGTGGCGGTCTCCTGCTCGGCCTTGGTGCGACCATCGGTGAGCTCGTCGATCCGCTTTTGAAAGCGGGTCTTGTCGGGCTCCTCGGCGGTGGGCTCCTCGGCCGGCTCGGGCGCGGCGGGCTCCTCCTCGGGAATCTCTTCGGTAGTGGCGGGATCCTCGGCTACACCCTCGGCTGCGGCCTCGGCCGATTCGGCGGATGCCTCATCGTCCGTATCAGTCGCAGCTTGGGGTGTAATATCGGCCCCCGCGTCTTCATCATCGATCGCGCCGGAGCCCGTAGGCTCGGCTCGGCTCGTCGGTAAGAACGCCGCGATTTCGGCGGCGCTCGGGAGCTCGTAATCGGGCTCCGCTTGGGTGTTCGATCCTGTGGCCGGCACGGCTCGCGAGACCGTAGGCGCCGCGGCCGGATGCGCTGTCTCCGCGGTCTTGGGTGAAGTCGCTGATTTCGGTGCTTTTGACACAGTGAGCCCAGCGCACCGCGGGGCGCTGGCCCGTCAATAGCCCCGGCCCCACCGGAGCCTAACCGTGCCTAACCGTGCCTATTTCGCACTCACTTAGGCCCGCGCGGGCTTCCTCGGCTCGCCGTGGCGAATCGCGGAAAACTGTTGCTGCAAGCCGAGGAGCTCTTGCAAACGGCCGGCCGCGGAGGGCTCGCCGTTGGCCGCATCCACGGTGGCATGGGCCAAACGCTCCTGCACCACCTGCATGAAGGCCTGCCAGAGCGCATCATTGCGCCCGAGCTTGGCAAATTCCTCGGAGACGGCTGCCGGGTTCAGTTGCCCGGGCGAGGCCGGATAGTAGACGAGGTAGGAGGCAGTCATAAAGGGCGGAGGCTACGCACCCGGGCCGGGGGCGGCCGGGAGGCCGGCCATCGGATCGGCTTGCAAGGGCGCGGTGCCGAGCCGGCCGACGACCTTGTTTTGCTCCTGCGTGAGCTGTTGCATGAGGAACTTTTGCCGATTCTCCAGGAGCGCGCGAAACTCGGGATCGCCAGACCATTGCGCCGAGAGCCGCGGGCTCTTGCCGACGGCACCCTGCATCGCCTGCAAACGGGTTTGCGGCGCGTCGATCCCATCCTCGGGCATCCGCGGCTCCATGCCGATCGCCATTTTGGCCACATTGCTCTCCTCCTCGTCGATGAGGCGTTGCGTGACCTTTTCCATCGGCTGAATCAGGCGGCCGGCCATGCCCGGGAAGAGCGCGGCCGCACCCCACGCCGGCGCCTGCGTGCGGTCGATCACGCCCTGCGGATCGAGCGAGAGGAGCTTGTTGTAGGTATCGAGCTTCTTGATTACGAAATCCATGTTGAGATCGCGCGCATCGATTTCGAGGGCGATATTCCACCGGCCGGCAATGTCATCGGGCCCGAGGCCCAGCGGGGCATCGTCGCCCCCGGTGATGAGCGCGAGCTCGGTGGGCGAGTAGTATTGCTGGCAGAGCGCGAGCACTTGGTCAAAGACGCCGCACCAGAGGGCGTTGAAATTATCCGCCTCGGCCTGCGCGAGCATAAAGACCCGGTTGGGATCCGCCTCCTTGGTGAGGATACCGGAGTAGTGAAAGGCCTCGTTCTTCGTGGTGGACTCCATCTCCATCGAGGCGGCGGTGAGCGCGGGATAGGAAATGAGCTCAAAATCATCGATCTTCTGCACGGGCACATCGGACGCGGGCCCGAGGATGAGCTCGGCGGCTCCCGCCATGAGCTTGCGCTTCATGGGCGGGGAGGCGATGAGCTGCGTATTGTTGGAGCGCGCGTCACGCTGCACCTTGATCTCGTTCTGATGCGTCGGGAGGGCGCGCGAGATGCCGCGCGAATCCGTGACCTGCCGGCCAAGGCGCTCCCGGGTGCGCATGACAAACGGATACCGGCCGTGGTCGAAATCGCACAGCCCCGCCCACATCCAGCCCTCCTTGACCGCGCAATTCCACACGACGACGTAGATCCCGGCGATGCCGAGCTCATCCGTGCGGCGCTCGTAGCTCCAAATGACCTCAAAGAGGTGTTGCGTCTCATCGATCTCCAAGCCCGGGCCCGAGAGGGATACGGCGCTCTGGTTGGCGCGCGTCTCACCGTAGCTTTGAATGAGCGACTGCCCCTTACCGCGTTTGCAAATCTCATCCACGTGGTCGGCATCCCACCCTTGCGTGACTACGCGCTCATACAACTCCTCCTCGTTGAGCCACTCGACGCGATGGATCCGGCGGGCCCGCTGGATATCCGCCGTGCCCACCGGAAAGAAGACCTCCCGGCCGTAGCGCAGGCTCGTGATCGTGGGCCGGTTTTCCCGGATCTTGGGCATCGGCACATCGGCCGCGCCATCCCGGCTCAGGCCGCGCAAGATCTGGCGGTGAATGCGCTTGCTCGTCGAAGGGAAGGCGACGGCGATCCACGCGAGCGCCTCGCGCTCCCGCTCCCGGTTCTGCATGAGATCGATGAAATCGGCCAACATCTCCGGCTCCAACATCTCCGGCGGAGCCTCGGCCGGGGTGGCGGCGCCGCTGGCATACATGGCCGCGGCCTCGTCAAACGTCAGCACCGTGCGCACGAGCTTGGTGTCCTGCAACCAATCCACGGCCACGACGGCGATGCCGGGATCGTCGCCGTACATATACTGCGCGGAGAGTTCGATCTCGGTGCGGAGCTCCTCGCGCATCGGCACGCGGCGCAACCACCGCAGGAGCGTGGAGACGCTGGCAGCTTGGGCGCTATCGCCGGGCTCGATAGGCGAGGCCTGCACCTCGGCCCGCCAAAAGGCTTGTTGGGCCATCGCCACCTTATCGTTGATAATCGTATCAAGAAGGGGAATACGCGAATCCGCCGAGCCCTCAAACGGCAAGACCGACTCACCCGAATCCGAGTGCTTGCGTCCGTCCTGGCTCTGCCCTTCCCACACATTGTGCCGGAGCTCAGTCGCCCGCGCCTGCCGCATCCACACGCCGAGGCAATCATCCACGGTCCGCTCCAAATCACGACGCGCCTCGGCAAGCTCTTCCGCGGGGCTCTCTTCAAGATACGATTTCATAGCCCGAGCAATTCACGCTGGGGAAAAGGAGCGTCAAGGTGTCTATTGCCCATAAAGCGCGAGCAAGACGGCCTGCAATTCCGCGCGGGCATAGTGGGCGCGCGTGTAGCCCGGGAGGATGATGCGCCGCAGCCGCCCCGCCGCCTCCAAAGCCGCGAGCTGCCGCCAGCCACCGACGACGGACTCGACCTCCTTGCGCCGGAGATACACCTTGGCCGGAAGCACGACAGAAGTGGCGGGAGCATTCATAATTTAGTAGTAGGTGCCGCGGCGACCCCGCAGAAGCGCGGCATCGACGTGGCCAAAATCGTCCTTCATCGCGTAGCGCAGGCAGTCGATCGGATCCTTGAGCGCGTTGCGCTCACTCGTGGCCGGCGGGGCGACGTATTGCGCGAGCGCCAGATCGAGCTGCTCCAAATCCTCGACCACGTAGAGCTTCGGGCAATTCTCGATCGAGATGGGCTTGGTCTCGTCGTAGTAGAGCGCCATGTTGATGAGCTGGATCCCCTCGCCCACCCCGCACGCGCTGGCCTCCTCCCAATACTGCGGCGGCATGGGGCGCCCGCCGCCGTCAGGATCCGCCTTGGCCATGAGATCGATGATGCTGGTACCCTCGTTGACGTTGGGCACGTTTTGCCCGCCCAGCCGGGGATCCATGAGGCGGCGCTGGATCACCTCGGCCGCGGTGCTATCCCACCGCGTCTCCGAGGCGCGCCACACCTGACCCTCGGCCTCCATGATGAGGGACTTGTAGTGGTTGGCGCCGCCGCCGGAATCGGTGCGCTGCGCCGGGCCCGGGCGCCAATCCCACTTGCGCGCGCCATCGTTCTCCGTGGCCTCGCTCGGGGAGAGCGCCCACTCATCATACGCGCGGCGATCCGGCCACTCCCGATACACGATGCGGTGGCCGGCCGGGGTGACCAAAATCCAGAGCATAAACCAATTCTTCTCAAAGCCGGGATCCGAGTACACGTAGCGCGTGCCACCCTTGGCGGCGACGGCCGCAAACTGCGCGCGCGTGAGCTTGTGCGCCTTGCCATAGCGGGGGAAGGCATTGCCGGCGACCTTATCGACCCAGCCATAACAACGCATCTTGATCTTGTTACTCGCCTCGCCTGCCACGGCCCCGGCGATCTCGGCGTGGGCGCCGTAGGGATTGGCCCCCCAGTGAAACCACAGCACGCGCGAGCCGGGCCGCCGGCACTTGAGCACGTAAGGCATATGCCCCGCCGGGCACCCGCGCACGTGTACGACATCCGGCGCCAAGAGCGCGGGATTGGCCGCGAGCGTCTCGACGATCTCCCCGCCCTCGATCAGCGAGCCCACGGTGGCGGTGTAGCCCGTCTTCGGCGTGAAGGAGACCAAGACCTTCAGCGTGCGGCCGCGGCCACGGCGAAAGCGCACCGTCTCCAAAAACGGCAAAGGCACGAGCTCATCGAACAACACGCCGTCGAGCTCATCGCCCTCCAAAATGGACAAGTCCTGCTTGTAGTTGAAGAAGTAGGCGCGGGATCCGTTGGGGAAGATAAACTTTTGATTAGAGAATCCGGTGGCCTCCGAATACTGGACATAGATCCGATCGCCCTGCCGCCCAAGATGCTTCCACTCGGCGGGGATGAAGCGGTAAGCGATCTCCTGCTGCTGGCGGATACTGGTCTCGGCGGTTTGGTGGAAGTAGGCCCACGCCTGATTCGGCCGGTTGGCGAGCTGCTCCATCACGTATTTTTGTGTGAAGATGGTCTTGCCGGAGCGGTTTTGCCCGAGCACGGCGAGCTCGTCAAAATCCGCGAGGAGGGCGCGCGCGCGCTTGAACGGCTCCGGCTCGTAGATATGCGGCACGCGCAACGGATCCGTTTTCTCGATACGGATGACGTGCTCGCGCTTTTCCCAAATCTCCAAGAGGCGGCGCTTGGCCTCCTCGGGCCCGGCGGAAGCCACCAAGGCGCTCGCCTGCGCGCGCGACGGTACGGGGAAAACGGGATGCGGAGTCCAGATCACGGGAGAGTGGGTGTGCTCTTTTTGCGCTGCGCATAGCTTAACTCTGCATCGATGTCGGCACGGTCGTGAAACGTGACATCCCATTGGAGGAGGTAATCCAGCCGCGCCCGCTCGGCAGTGAGTTCGGCGGCTAGACGGTCCCGTTCCTCCATGACGGTGCCATGTATCGCCATTGCGCATTCATATGCTTGTGACGCGGCGGCGAGTTTGGCCTCGGCGCGTTCAGCGCGGGCGCGGAGTTGGCCCTGCTCCTTTTCCACCTTATCCCAGCGCAGAGTTAGAATTGCGAGCGCCTCGACTTGCTTCGCAATAGCCCGCGCCTCGCTGTCGGCGATGAGTTGGGCGGCAGCGACGTTTCCGCTACGCGCAAGCGCCTCTGCTATTTGCAGCGCCAAATCAAGGTGCACCTCGGTGGGTGTGGGTCTGTTCATTTCGCGTCCTCCGTCGCGGCCATGGCGGCGCGGGCTTCATCCATTGCCAATTGCCATTGGTCACGGCGCGTTTCCAGCGGCGCGCCATTTTGCTCGTCGCAAAGATTCTCCAACGCCTCCCGCAGCACGCGCACCTTTTCGCGTTCGGCGGTGAGTTCGCGTTCAAGAGTCGCGCACTCGTCGCGCATATCCGTCGCCGCGTTGCCTGCGCGGCATTGATCGTCGTCGTCCAGAATGTTTTTGCCCAAGCGGCGTCCGTCCTCGGCGTGACGCTGAGTTGATTAGGTGTGCTCATTTCGCGTCCTCCTTCATCCCCGCATCAATCGCTGCGCGAAGATCCACGCCGCAATGCCACACTCGCTCGCCTGCGACAGTGAGCAGAATCGTGCCGGAATCGAGCCGCGCCCGCTCGGCGGCGAGTTCAGCCTCGGCTGCGTCCCGCTCGCGCATCATATCGCGGAGAGCTATGGCATCGTCGGCGATCTCAACCTTCAGCGTCAAAACTTCGCTCCTTAAATCAAGAACCTCGGACTTTAGTTGCCGGTCATCCATTCCCTCAACCAGCGACCACGCCTCTTGCTGTTCAGCGGAGTGCATCCAGCTTGCGCAAGCACTCCTGCCGCATATTTTGCAGCTCATTTCACGCCCTCCTTCATCGCCGCGTCGATCTCCTTGCGGTCACGGAAAGGCCAATCGTTTCTTAAAACGTGATCCAACCGCGCCCGCTCGGTGGCTAGTTCGGCCTCGGCGCGTTCGGCGCGGGCGTTGGCATTCTCGCGGAATTCATCAGCGGCTTTACGCAGTCTCTTTTCGCAGTCACGGTCGTCGCGCAACCGCTCCATCTCGGCGCGGAGCTCGTCGCGCTCCTTTTCAACATTTAGCCACCGCCGCGTCGTGATTTCTAGAGCCTCGATTTGCTTTCGAGTAGCCCTTGCCTCGCTGTCGGCGATGAGTTGGGCGCCTTGGTCGGGATCGGAGAAAATCACTTGGCGGCGGAGATCGTAGTGCGCTTCGGTGGGTGTGGGTCTGTTCATTTTGATTCCTCCGTTGCGGCAAGGGCCAAGCGGGATTCATCCATTGCCAATTGCCATTGGTCACGGTTTACCTCCAGAGGGGCACCGTTCTGCTCGTCGCACAGATTCTCCAACGCGTGCCGCAGCACGCGCACCTTCTCGCGCTCGGCGGTGAGTGCGGCGTCGGCCTTCTCGGCGCGGGCGTTTGCTCGGTCCACCCAAGTTTGAAATTTATTGGCGTCGTTCGTGCCGCAGACTAATTGCAAAGCGTGGAGCTGGGCGCGGAGCTGGTCGCGCTCGGCGGTGAGCGCGGTGACGAGACAGACGGGGCACGCAGTGCGCTCGGCGTCGTTGTGGTGCGTGCAGGTGTAGGCTCCGGTGAGCGTGACGAGTTCGGTTTCGAGCGCACGCGCGCAATCGCGATTCGTGACGAGCGTTTTTCCTAGGCAGTCGGCGGGATAGGTTGCCGCGTCGGTGCGCGGTGTGGGCGTGTTCATGTTCGCACGATTGGATTTGGCACCGGCGCCGAGTCTGGGTCGATGCCGCTGGGGAAACATACCTCATCCGCTCTCGGTAGCGCCGCCGCGAAAACCTGCTGCGACTCCCGCCATGTCTCGCCGGGGTCAAAGCGGTAATCATACTTCCGCCCGCTGTGGACGTGAAGAATCACGGCGTGACCCAACCCCAACTCTACTCCCGGCACGAGGAAGAATAGGCCGCGCTGCGGAAACCGGCGGCGTGCGAAGAACTCGGTCCACCAATCGGCAGACTCTTGTTGCGCCTGTGTAAGCGCCGAATCAGGGGCGAGCGCCGCCGCGAGTGCGGGCGGCGTGGCGGGGCTGGGTGCGTCGAGTGTGTTCATGGTTCGTTGATTACTTTTGTGAGGTCCGCATTGCGGCCTAGTTCGGCGTGCCACGTCGTTTCTGGCATCACTCGGTACTCCGAAATTTGCGCGGGGTCGGGCCGCACAAAGCTATCATCACGCCACAAAATGCGGTTGTTAGGCTGGGCTGCGATCTGGCCCGAGCCATCATCTAGCAACAGCAGGTGGTAGCACTTGTGCTCTGGCGGGTATTGGCTGTAACAGTTATCCGTATGGTCGAGGGTAAACCAGTAGCTTGCGGGGATCATAGCCCCATCGCGCGTCCGGTACTGGCACCCCATCTCGCGGAGGTAGTCGTACTGCGTGACGCAGAAATCCCAGCCGTGGCAGTCCCACGATTGCAGTTGGGGAAGGTCGTGGACTTTCTGGCAAGTGGGCTGCTCGTGTCGTAATTTATGCAGCGGTATGCGTGCCCACTGCGCTCCCGATTCGCACAGGATCGAGAAGTGCAGGGCGCGTGAAGGAATCGAGGTGACGCCGAAGATTACGCAGCGTTCGTATTCGCCGGTGTCTGTGGTCAAGCCACGCAAAATGCCTTGATCGACTAAGCCGTAGGTGTGTTGAGGGACGGATTTATTCATGGGGTGAGGCACACATAATTCGCATGATGTTTTTCATTGGGCTTTCGCGCTGGTGAGCGCCTCGTAGAGGGCGACGGCGCGGGCCGCGTAGTCGTGGGCGCCGGGCGGAGCCTTGCCGGTGAGCACGGCCCCGAGCCCGGCATTCCACGCGAGCGCGAGGTTATACGGCGTGGCCGGCCGGCCTTTCCCCTCCAACGAGAGGCGCAACCATTCCAGATGAGCCGCGGCCACCATCGCGGCGAGTCTGCCATCCGAGCTGGCGCGCGTAAAAGGAGCCTCGCAATACTCCCGCCAGACCTCGGGCGAGATCTGCCACGCGCTGCGCTCCCCGCGGCGCCCGATCTTGGCGCATGGCCGGCCCACATCGATCGTGCCAGTCTCCAATAGCGCGATACCATTGAGAAAAGCAGTCCGTTGCAGATCAGCGGACGAAGCCGAGGGCGCTCCGTGCAAAAAACCTCCAATGAGAAAGCGGGCAAACGCAGTGAAGACGGCAAGGGATTTACGAAGTTTGTTTGGCATCGGCAACGGCCCGCGCGAGGCGGTCTAAACTGGACGTGAGGTCAGCCATCGCCAAGAGGCGGCGGCGGTCTTGGCCGAGCTTGCGCGCGGCGGCGGCAAGCTCGTCGGCCGGCGCATCGCCGTGCAGCCGCAGGGCCGAGGCGAGGGCGGCGAGCTTCTGGGTCTGCTCCACGTAAAGCGCGGAGAGCTCAGGATTGGGCAGCGGCGCGTTCATTTGCCCTCCTTGTTTTGAGATCCGGGCATTCACACACCCCGTAGCGCTCATCCCCGTGCGGATGCCCCGTCCCCGCGCACCATTCGCACAGAGGACATCTTGAGTTGTCGTTTTCCTTTCCGGCCCACGCCGCATCGGCAAAGGGTGGACGGCCGGTATAGTCGCACCGCCGCCGCTTGCTCGGGACGGCCGGCGCCCGGGAGAACCACCGCGCGGGCCAGAGCGATAAAAGGAAGAGCCCCGAGAAACAGACGGCGGCGAGCAGACTGGCGAAAAAGCGTCTCACTTGGCACCGCCTTTCCATTGGTTCTTGGAGCGCGGTGCACTCGGCGGCGCAGCCGAGGCTGGCGTCGAGCCCGGCGCTTCGGCCGGCGCATGATCGGCGAGCACAAACTCGCGGAAATTGAGAAAGCGTTTCTCAAACCAGCACTTCACCGCGGCCTCGCCACCGTAGCGGCGCTTGATCTGCACGAGCCATTGCTCGGGCATCTGCACATCGGGCCCGTAGTTCACGGCACCGCGGCAATCCTCGGGCGGTCGATACATGGCAATCACGCGATCGGCGTCGTGATAGATCGCTTGTGATTCGCGGAAATCTCCCGCCGTAGGCAGACGGTGCAGCAACCGGCCGTCCTCATCGTGCTTGGCCTCGCGCATCTCGCGCAGACCGGCTTCGTTGAGCTGCGCGCCGATCACGAAGACTGAACCGAGCTCGCGTTGCAGGGCTTGGATCGTGTGCGAGATATGCGCCACCTCCTGCTCGCGGGAGCCGACGCGCCGCGCGGTCGAAAACAATTGGAGGTAGTCGATCACGACCAAGCTCGGCGCCCCGTGTTGCCACGCCCACGAGCGCGCGTGCGCCACGAGATCTTCGACCGTCTCCAGCGAACACCCGGGCTCCTGTTGATAGACGAAGAGGCTCTTGTCCACGTAGCCGAGCATCCGATCCATCTCGTCTTGCAATCGCTTGGCATGATCCGCCGGCGCCTCGGCGAGGGTGCGCAGATCGCACCGGGCCCAATTCGATCCGAGCTGCCGGAGCCAGCCCTTGATACTGGTCTCGCGAGTGTAGTTCACCACGGTCTTGCCGGCCAAGAGGGCGCCGCCGGCCCACTGGCGCATGAGGGCGCTCTTGCCGTGGCCGGAGCCGCCACCAATCACAACCAAATGATCCTCGGAATCGGAGCCGAGCGGCCGGCACCGTTTGTCAAAAGTAGGCATCCCGGTGTGGATCCAACGGGAGGTGTCTTCGGTGCCGGCGGCGCGCGCGGCCAACTCCTGCTTCACCTCGGCGCCGCGCTCGGACAACGAGCCGCCGGCCCGCTCGCCGTGCACCACGCGCGCCAAGGCGGATTGAAACCAGACGACGGGCGGAGAGAGCAAAGCCTTCATGTCGCCATCGTAGTGCCGGCAATCTTCACTCAGCTTCGACGCGGCGCGAATGACCTCACGGAGGATCCAATACTCGCGCACGACGCGCAGGAAGTACACGAGCTGCGAGGTGGTCGGCACGTAGCCCGACACTTGGCAAATGAAGGCAAAACCGCCGACCGTCTCCAACTCGCCGCGAGTGCGGAGCTCCTCGGCCACGGTGGCCGTATCGATCGCGTCTTGGCGGCCGTGGAGCGCGACCAAGGCCGCAAAGACGCTGCCGTGCTTGGGATCGTAGAAAGACTTTGCGGTGAGCTTGGCCCCCAGGCACCGCGCGACGGCGGTGGCGCCATCGAGGATACAGCACGAGAGGAGATTGGCCTCGGCCTCCACACTGTGCGGCAAAGTGCGGCCGGGGAAAGATGGGGCGGAGTCAACGGCAGCGTCTACGGCGGCGCGCCGGGAAGTGGGTGCGGGAGTGGTGTTCATGGCAAAGCGATGGTGGGTGCGGCCGTGCGCGGGGCGGTCTCAGGCGTCGAAATTTTCCCGGCGTCCCGCCGCCATTGAGCGGGATCGTCAAGGAATCGTTCGCCGTTGAACCACGAGGCGGGATGCGGCACGAATTGCCGCTCGGCGTCGGAATACTGCCGCACGGCGGCAGCGTAGGCGGTCACGGCCGCCACCAACGTCTCCCGGGAGTGGCGCCGCAAGGCGTGACCGATCGCCTTGAGCGCCGCGGCGCGCGCGACCTTGCGCGGATAGAGCGCGTAGATCTGCTCGGCGGCGGTCAGCGTGGCCCCAGCGCCTTGCTTGGCTGCTCTGCTCTGCTCTTCTCCTCTCTTGTGCTTCCGAGAAGCACGGGAGCCCTTGGCAAGGGCTTCATACCAATCACACCCAATCCACGGACACACGAAATCGGAGACCGTGAGCAATTCGGGATATTCGGTGAGGAGGAGTCGGCCCATCGCTTCCTCCATGCCGTTGAGCATGAGTTTGCAGATCGCGCGGGCAAAGTTGTTGGCGGCGAGAGAGGCACCGCGGCCAAATTGGAACTGGATGTAGTGCCGCAACCAATACCCCTTGCCCACAGACACGAAGCCCTTGCCAAGGGCTTGCTGTCCCGCGTGGAGGGCTTCGGCATCGAGTCGCGTCTCGAAAATGAAGCGTCGGAGGTTGAAATCGGCATAACCGAGCGTGTTGACGTGCTCATTGGAAATGAGCCAGAGCGCGGCGAGCTTGGCCGGCGGCGGAGCGGCGTCGAAATCGACGTTACTCCAAATTGACGAACTAATCTTGGTATCCATGTTGTTCAGACGGGCACGAGGGGGGGGAATCAGAGAAAGGCGGTTTGCTCGCCGTTGGGGCGATACTCGTCGAGGCGCTTTACAAGCCACGGCATCGAGAGCTCTTGATCGCCGGGGGCGACGGCCAAGATCTGATGAATCAGCTCAAAGAGCCCCGGGAAATAGGGCGTCTCGTGCAGCCATTTGCCGTAGCCGCCCTTGATCCGATAGGTGGGGAGCGCGTTGCGGGGCTTGTTGTAGCGGTCCAGCCAAAGGAAATCAGCCGGCAGCGGGTTCTCAGTTAGCCACCCTTCGGTCTGAATGTCCGACCAAGGAATCAACACAAAGGGCGCGAGCGGCTCGGTGGAATGTTGTGGTTTCATAGAAGTTCGGAAGGCAGGAGACGCGCGCGCGCATCGTCGTCGGCGCAGGCCGCAAGCGTCGTGTGCGCTCGGTCGAAGATCGCCGGCGCGTGCTCGCGCAGCCAAAAACCAAACTGGGTGGTGTGCGCCGTGCGCGCGGCCGGGTATTGACGCCGAAAGTGAGCAAGCAGCGCAGCGCCACACTCGCCGAGGTGGCGCGCGGTATCGGTGCGCGACCATTTGCGCCGCCGCTCCCACGAGATGAGGCCCGCCAAGTGGGCGGTCTGCGTCATGGCCGCCGTCGCGGAAAGTTTATCGGCTTGTTTGGCAGTCATGGGGAGATCACCAACGGCCGAGCCGACGCGGGAGCCGGCCGAGATATTGCCAGATGCCGTGGCCAATCGCCACGGCCTCCAGCACCATGCCCGGGGCAAAGTTGAGATTGTCGCGGACGCGGATCGGGCGCTCGGTCCCCAGAACGAGCGAAGCGCGCAGGCGGATCAGATCGAGCGAGGAAATATCCTTGGCCTCCGGTGCGCACTCGGCGCACAAGACGATCTTGCGCTGCGGGGCATCGGAGCGGAAGACGGGCTTGCGCGTCACCATGAACTTCCGCCGCAACGGTGGCCCGGGAGGCAGCGCCAGACCCCCGCCGTTGCCCGCCGCGGGGCTCGCAGCCACGGCTGGGCCGGGAGCCGCGGCCGGGCTCGGAGCCCGCACCGGGTGCAACACCGCCGAAATTTTAGCCACGCCGCTTGCGGTGAGCACGACGGCGTTCTCGATCAGTTGCCAATCGACCACGGCGGTGAGGTGTTGTTTGCGAAGCGCGCGCATCACCGTGCGCGAGATCCCCAGACTCTCGGCGGTGCGAGCTTCCCAGAAGAGATCGGCCGGCAATGGGGGCGGAGTGGATTTCATGCGAAGGAGTGAAGAACGGCCGGCCGGGATGGTGCCCGCATTGTTCCCGCCGCGCCGAGGCGTGACTGCCACGGGCGGTGCGCCCTTGTTTCGCGCACGCTTCTGCGGCGTTGCCGCGGCCCGAGCTCGGCCTCTCGGTCCAGCTCGTCGCAACTTCGCCGGCCGCTCTTCAAAGTTTTTTTTGGCCGAGCCAAAACAATTGTCCTAAAATCGACGTTCGGCAGACCCGTCGAGTGTCCAGCCCCCCGCGCGACGTTCGGGGGGGGGGCCCGGCGCC